CTATCTTGAAGTACTCCTCTTTGCAAGGCAATGACGACTCGATATCCTTCATGAATTTCGCATCCTCAAACATCGACAAACCGGCCTCCTCTTGGTCCCTGGCTGTGAACTCCTCCCCCGACTCCTTGATGGTGCTCCTCAGGACTTCCGCTTCGGTCTTGTATTTCTTTGCGATTTCCTTATTGTTATACTTCGTCGAGGGGTTATAGATAAGCTGACGGATAGACGAGAAGGTGTTCTCTTCCACTTTCTTCGACAATATCTTTATCACTAGGTCATCGGTTACCGACTCCGGCTTGCACAAGGCCTTGAGGGCCAGCACGTCGTTCTCATCGCCTACCTCCACGATCGTGATTTCGGGGATGGGTCTCGCTTGCGTCATCGTCTTGAAAGCCGATATCAAGATCTTGCTGAAACCGGCTGGCATTTGGAATTCGAACATCAACTGGACGAAGTTCCTCCTGTTGGTTAAGAAGGCCCTGGTGGGCTTCAGATACCTAGCCCCGAACTCCAACACCGAGAAGCTCGATTCGCCTTGCACCTCGATGTTCCCGAGCTCTGAGGGAAAGACATCGCAGATCCTATACTCTACCGCTAGCGTTTTCCTAAGCTGGATGTAGGTGCCGTAGCTCTTGTCAGAGGTGATCCATAGCTCAGACCGTCTCCTAGGCCCTTCCTCGAAGAGTATCAGCATGTCTGAGCCCGCCGCGGCCACATGGGCATCCTTGTTCCCGTGCAGTTTCCTCACCTTAGCGTATTTGGGTATGTTTTCGAGCAAACTCCAGAGTTCCGCTTTCTTGTAGCCTTCGGATGAGCGAGTAAGAAGCGTTGTCATTATGTCCTTGTTGGTCGATTCCTCTACCAGTTCCGCTTCCGGTACCGAGAGCTTTGGGCTATACTTCTGGGCTATCTGATTGAACTTGTGCAAGCTCGCGGTTAGCTGAAGGGCGTTCTCTATCATTTGGGTGTTGTTGTTCAACTCCACTTTCTGCGAGTAAGCCATCCTCAGTACCCCTCTCGGGTCGGCTCTGTATGCGTAGAGGTTGTACAAATTGGTGAAGATGCTCCCAGAGTCAGGCTTTTCGAAAGCCATTGACACATCGTTGTACGAAGTCGACTTCAAGAAGTTAGACAAGTAGTTCCACAACATCTGGCGGGGCGAGGAGGAGAAGGAGAACATCTCTTTCGCCACGACATCGTAGTTCCTTGAGAAATTGACTCCGGTGTGCTTGGAGAGTGACTTTATCATGTTCCGGGTGACCCTGTTTGACACCGAGGAGTCCCCGCACATATGCTTGTAGATGGTGTAGTTGTCGAGCTTGGACGCTATCATCATCGAGCTGAAAGAGACTTTCCTCCACTTGTGGTGGCTGTAGATGCTGAAGTCAGTCAGGTTCGTCCTCGTAGTCGGTTTCTTTATCTCAGACCACTCGGAGATCCTTGAGCAGATGCGGTGCGCTGGCAACGCCTCCAAGTCAACCATCTTCGGAGACCACAACACCATGGATGCGCAAAACTCTGAGATGGTGTAAGAGTAATCCTCAGGGTCGCAGTTTGTCGTTCCCTTTATCGAGACGTTGCCCGACGAGGCTCCCAAAGCCCTAATCAGTGAGTTTACCGTAACCGTATCCCGGAACTCGTAGAATGTCCCAGACGACATCAAGTTCTGGTTCAGCTTCGAGGCGAGCTCGTCTGACTTAGTGGGAGGGACCAGGTTTGAGTGGAAGTTTAGCTCGGCCTCTGCCACCGCGGCATCCATGTTCACAGCGTACTTCCTCTTGAGATCCGCTAGCATAGTGTCAGTCCTTGTCTTCAGCTTCGGGTAAACCTTCCCGAACACCTCTGACCCTATGGCAATGGGGGTCCTCATCGACTGGTTAACGTCGTCCGTATCGGCAGAGTAAGTGTTGCAGTAAAACCGGGTCAATTTGTCACACTCAAACGCGAACTCTCTCTTGTTCTTTCTCCGCAAGAAAGAGTGCATGTAATACTCAGACCCGCATATCAGGCTCTCGTAGATGTCGTGGACTGGGAGGTAGCCAACCTGGATCGGAATCAATTCCTCTTCGTAAAAGGGGAGGCCTAAGTAAGACTTCATGGAATTCAAACAGTGATCGTCTATCCGGTAGACGTCCAAGAGGAACAAGTGATTGTATATCCGTGCGGCTGTCTGAGTCCATAACGAAGCGCCTGACGTCATCAGCCTCTTTTCGTTGGACAATATGATGTTGATTGCGTCTTCGGGTATGGTGAGGTCTGGCACCGAGCACGCGGTAAACGTGTCCTTGATCGTTGGCAAAAGGGTCCTCTTGCCGATCATGAATTGGGAGTTGAACTCCTGAATCACGAACCCAAACCCTGACTTCTTCGAATTCTCGTGCATGTTCGCTAACGAAAAGACTGTCCACTTGAGGATGTGGTTGAAGGTCATTGCCTTAGTGAATTCCTCTAGCGAGTCGTACCAGAATACCATGTACTCCGTCATGTCGTCACTCGATAGCTGAGTGTCTTGGGCGATCTCGAAGTTATCGCTGAAGTTTATGCATTTCATTATCTCGTCCGCCATCGCCCAGACACCGCAATGGACTGCGCTAGACATCTTCCCGTTCTGCCCCTGGACGAACCCCAGCAAGAATTTCAAAGACGATCCGTGTTTCTGGTACTCTGACTCCAGCCACCTGAGGTTGTCACTGTAAGTCTCTTCCCTGTCGGCCGGCTTACTGTCCCATTTTTTTACTAGGCTTGGCGGTATCCCGATGTCCTTGCCCAAGGTAGCGACACAGTGGTTGATCAGGAAGGTCGACATGTTTCTCGGGAGCTTGAGGCCTTTGATAAAGAAAATGGTGGAGATCATGTTCCAGCCAGGGGACCAGTGAGAGTTGTCCTTGTTGTTTGCCGCATACAAGGAGTATTTCCAATCCTTTTCCGGCTGGATAGAGGTGATCTTGAACTTCATGTTGGCCTGCGTGAAGAACTTCGTCCCTCCCCTAGTCATCATCTCATACGGGCACTGGCGGCAGATGTAACCCCAGAACTCCTCGGAGATCCTAAAGAAAACCCTATTCAATCTGGATTGCATTTGGATTTCCCTACCCCCCCCGTGTTGGGCTTTCGGAAACGTAGCGAAATACATCCTGCAGGCCCCAATGGTGTTCGCCATCTCAGTCAAATACGTGCAGCCTGTCTCATCGACCAAGTCTCTGATGGCGCAGTACGCATAGTCCTTCGTTTCGGTGCCCATCCCGTGGTCCTGGTCCCCGTGGGCCACCGGGCTGTGGTACACGAGCCTCTTCAGCGTCGCCAACCCAGCCAAATTCTCGATGAAAACCGATCTCAAGTTGTCGTGGTCGACGTTTTCCATGAACCTCTTCCGGAAGATATAGCCAGCGACGAACATATGCTTTCTGTTGAAGCGACCGTAAGTCGTTTCCGAAGACAAGAACTCCAGCAAATTCCCTGTCGAACCCAGGAAGTCTTCCTTCAACTCTGGGAACTTGTCTCTGAATGTGCGCTCGTCCTCCGCCATCTTGTCCATGATCTCTTTCGATCGGTGAGAGATAAAGCCAGCGTTGTAGTTGAACAAGTTCCCCGCGTAATTCTCATTCATCATCTCTGACAATTCCTGGGTGTCAGTGTTGTCGCCAAAGACAGTCGGCACCAAATGGCGGTCGGATCCGCTTTCGTGGCTGTCTGAGTGTATCTCTTGGATTAGCCTCTTCTGGGTCTTCTCGAATGTCGTCAAGTGAGCCTCGCAGTAGGAGAGCTGCTTCTCCACTACGTAGGCGTGTAAGGAAGACCTTATGGGATCCTTTCCGACTTGCTTGATCAGACCCGCTTTGTTGGAGAGTTTCGAGAGGGTTGAGTGATGCAAGTACCTATTGAGTTGGCACGCCTTCATCGTTCCGCGTTTCGCTTCCATCATCCCAGCGAGTTCCACCCTGTTGCTCTCAGTCGCTATCGAATTCGTGTTCAAAAAGTCGGAGATTGACATCCTGTTGCAGTCCAACCTACAGCTCACCATATGCATCCAGGTAGTCAGCATCCGGCCCATTAACGTCACGTCGACCTCAACGTCGTTGTAATTCGCTGACAACCACTTAGACTCGTGCCACTGGCTTCCCGAGTCGACCTGGTGATAGTCATGGAAGCAGCCGGTCCGCCCGAATATCACTCTGGTTGGCGCTATCACTTTGTAGTTCAGCTGGGATTCCCTCTTGAAGCCCTTGCCCGTGTTCATGATCAGTATGTAAGGCCCTACCAACCTGATCAGGCCGTTCGAAACGTCTGAGTTCATCTTCCTGCCAGAGTTGTAGCTTATCTCCCTCGCTAGCTCTTGCTTCCAGAATGCGATTTTCATAATGTTTGTCTTCAACATAGCCTGAGCGACTTTCTCCATGTTGGGGTCATCGATTTTGGATAGGTAATTGTCACAGAAACTGATATACTCAGCGGATTGGGGGTAGTTGGTGTTGAAGAACATGTCGATGGCAGACACTGCGAAGTCGTAAGACTCAGAGTCTAAGGGGAGGCCTTGGGTTTCGTCGAACTCCCTCTCTTCCTCTCTCCTGACCTTCTGCATATTCCTCACCAAGTAGGTGTTGTTTTCCCAGACGGCGCTCTCGTACCAGGACTCTCTCTCCAAGATCCTCATGTACTCATCGAACATCTCACTGTGAGTCACAGGGTTTGACGCATTGTCTATGCATAGCTTCGGGACTTTGTGAAACTTTGGCACTGTGTAAGACGTAGACAAAATGTCTTTGTTTCTGGATTCGAGTATCTCCCTCTGGATCTTGCAGGCCTTCGCGGCGTCTGCCTGGGTGTAACCCTTGAACAGCTTCTTTTCGATTACGGACAACTTAGGGTCAGACTCACAGGTCCCCTCGACCACGCTGTCGAAGACGTGGACCACGTTATTCCTTAGCTCTCTGAGGTAGTCCTCGCAGTCGGATTCGCTCATGTCAAAGTCGTAGATCGACTTTATCTCTTCCTGGGTGACGGCCAGACCGGCATCCGAAAAGATCTCCTGCATGTCAGGGACTTGCTGCTTCTCTATCAAGAGGTCGAAGTCATCGAACGTCGTTGAGACCTTCTGTTTGTTGAACACCATCGAGGCGAAAACGTAGTAGTTCTTCTGTTCGGTCATCTGGCTGTGGTACAATACGACGCTGCGGAGCGAGCTGGTGAGGCGTTCGATTTGCCAATCCTCCCACATCCCGTCGGCCGGGATGTCAAAGGAACGGTCAGTGAAAGGGACCGGG